TTGGTTGGTATAACTTAAGAGAGTTTAACAGGAGTGGTTCGGACAATAGCTTTGAAGTTATACTCTGGACCAATGACACATTTGAATTTAGATATGGTGGTTTAGATATAATTAATCATGATGTTTTGATAGGTGAAACAGGTTCAACATCACAAGCCTATCAATATCTTTTCCATGACGAATGTAATACAGGTACAACTAATGTTGCAGGTACATGTGTTAATACAAATTGGAATGACACGTCTAGTAATACAGCACTAGAAAATGGTGGTAGTTTGTATGGAGTAGGGTCAGGAAATGCTACAGATTGTAGTGACCCTTTAAATGATTCTAGTTGTTCAGGCTATGCAGCAGCTTATCTTACACAGCAATGTGGTTTAGATTCTTTGCATGATATGGCATGTCCTAATTATTGGGAAGCCTACGATGACCAACAATGTCAAGAAGACCCTCAGTATGCTCCGTTCTGTGCAGGGTATACACAAGAAGCATCGGTAGCTTTCTTTGATGATAGTAATGTAGATTATGGATATGAAGAAGAACATCATCAGGATGGAGGAGGTTATGAAGAAGACCCTTACTTAGGGTTAGAACTCACAGATGAAGAGTGGTATGCAATAGACGTTGAAGAGTTTGGACAAGAACAAGTAGACGAATGGTTTGGTGACGATTTACAGTTTAACGAAGATGGAATGGTTGACTGGGATTCTACACCACACGAAGACTACATAGACATAGAACCTTTAATGGATGTGTGGGAGATAGAACAAGAACATCATGAAGTTGTTACATATGACGTGCTTCCGATTGATGAAGTTTTGTTTATAAATGAATTAATAATAATAGAGGAAATCGAAAATGAAATTGTACATGAAGAAATGGAAAGAGAAAGCTTTGAAACAATGGAAGAACTTGACGAGTGGTTTGAAGAAGAAGTGGGTGAAGTTGAAGAAAGACTTGAAGAAAGACTCGCAGAAACTAACGAAGAAGTTACAGAAGAAATACAAGACAACTTTCGTGAAGAAGAAGTCCACGAAGAAAGGGAAGTAGTTGAAGAACTATTTGCAGAAGAAGACGAGAGTAAACCTGAAGATGAACGTAGAAGTTCTGTTCGTCTCTCTGCTTTGGACGTTGTAGCAGGTACAATAAGGACAGCCTCTAACAGCGTTAGTAGTGCTACATATACAAGTAGTAGTTCAAATAGCTTAAGTTCCTCTACGAGCACGTATGGAGCTTCTAGCGGTACTTCTAGTGGTGGGGTAAGTACGAGTAATTCTCCTAGTATATCAGACCAAATAGCCTCATCTAACGTACAGACTAACCAAGTCTTATCAATGAGTGCAGGAGGAGAGTCTTCAGTTGGAGGTTCAACATCATTTAGTATTACACCGATGCCAACACTAGACGAGTCTCCACAAGTTATGATGGCTGATGTACAGGTTCAAGACATGCAAGGTGAGATTGACACAGCAGTTTCCGGAGTCATGACAGCTAGTGAAGCCGACCAAGTAGCCGACCAAATTATAGCAAACAACATTAAAGAACAACAAGACGAGGCTGAAGAACAACAAGAAGAGACAGGACAGTACGCAGATAGTACAACTCTTGTTGCTTACTTAGGATATGTTGCAGGCTTTGATAATTACAAAGATGCACAGATACCACAACAAGATACATGGTACGAGCCTAGAGCAATCTATGCAGGTGCAATCTTAGATGATAACACACAGGCTTTTTATGGATTAGCAGGTGCTAGTCTAGAAACATTAGGTGATATGATAAACATGCAACCTAACTTATAACGGAGAAAAATATGGAATGGTTTGAAAATAAAACTACACAGCTAATTGCTTTAGTAGGAATTGTAGGTACGCTTGCAGGTTTTGGATACACAGGTGCAGAGTATGTCAATAGGTTAGAGAATCTTGAAGCTGCAATAGGTGGGATAGATGATACCGAAGATGCTCAAAAGATTATTGAAGAAAGATTTGTAGCTATAGAAACTTCTGTTGAATATATTAACAAGAGTATTGACGAAGGTATAAGCCCATCTTTAAAAGTCATATCAGAAACTTCTAATGGTATGGGTAAAGATGTTGTAGCTTTACAAAAAGAAATAGAGTACCTACAAAACGAAGTAGATACTCTTAAGTCCGAGAACAAAAATCCTTTATCTAATTAAGTTTAACATTAGCATTAAGGGCATCCAGTTCTGATTCCAATTCATTATGGATGTTTAATATTTTCTGTCTTGCTTCTCTAATTACAGTTTCTATTATTTTTAGGTCTGTTCCTTTAAAAACTTTGTTAGCTTCTTTTAAAGGTAGACCACTAGTCTCTGTAACTAAACGACCTTTACTATCGAAAAGTATATGGAAGGATAATATGTTCGCTTCCGTTGCTTTCATTTTATATCTCCGTAAATGTTACTTTGTCTTGCTTACCTCTTAGTCCTGCTTTCATATAAGCTGTTGCTCTACCTTCAAAGAAGTTCTGATGTTCAACACCTAGTACTTCATCAAGCCAAGGTAAGGGGTTTTCTCTCTGATCAAAGTTAGTTTTTAATCCAAGTTGTAATAGTCTCCTGTCTGCAATGTATCTGTTATAAGCATACATATCTTTCTTTGTAAGTCCTTTCATGTCACCTAGCTCAAACACTAAGTCAAGAAACTTATCTTCCAACTCTACCATCTCTCTACATATTTCATACAGTTCTTTCTTGAACTCGTCTGTCCATATGTCTAGGTTCTCCTGTATAAATTCACGAAACAATTTAGTCATAGCCTCAACGTGTAATGATTCATCACGTATAGAGTATGTGACTATCTGTCCCATGCCTTTCATCTTTCCAAATCTAGGAAAGTTTAACAGGATTGCAAAGCTACTAAAGAGTTGTAAGCCTTCTGTAAATCCTGAATAGACTGCAAGTGTTCTTGCGATAGCCCGCTTATCTCTTCTAGTAGGTTTAAAGTCTTTAATATAATCATGCTTGTTTGCCATCTCTTCATACTCTGAGAAGGCTTTGTATTCTATGTCGGGCATACCTACTGTATCAAGCAACAATGAATAGGCATGTTGATGAATAGATTCCATGTTAGCAAAAGAACACATCATCATTCTTGCTTCAGGCTTTCTAAAGATACGCATGTACTTATCTATATATCCTGAACCAACATCAACATCAGACTGCGTAAACAATCTAAATATTTGTGTAAGTAAATTCTTTTCTTCTTCGGTTAGTTCTTGCCAATCCTTGACATCTGTATGTAAAGGTACAGACTCAGGCAACCAATGCATTTGATTCTGCTCAACATACTTTTCAAACATCCAAGGATGATCAAAGGGTTTATAATATTCTCTGTTACTTAATAGGCTCATTTCTTTTCTCCACGTGTTCCGCATACTTTTTAAGTAAGGAACTGTTATATTGTTTTATATATTCTTCTTTGCTTAAGGTCGTTGAACCAAAAGAAGAAGTCTCATCACAGTAGTCTAACCATTGCCGACTACAAAAACTATAAAAGGTATCTGACATTAAAACTCCTTAAGAAGTAAGTCTAACTTCTCTTGAGCAGTTGCCATCTTGTCTAGTAATACATCCATTGATTCAATAATATGTGGATGCTCTGCAACTCCTACACTTAATTGAAAATATGTATCGAGTTCTGTCTTAGCAATAGCTACTTCAGCTTCATACTTCTTTTTAAGTGCATCAAATCTTCCCTCATACATTGTATCAAATTTATCTTCTATCATGTTACTATCTCCTTTGGTAAATAAACCTCAACGTGAGAACCACATTGTGGACAACTGAGATTGCTCACAATTAAAAACTCTGAGCCATCATCTTCTATGTCGTGGTCTCCACCCCATATTAATTTTTCATTACAATGCCAACAATTCATATCAACCTTCACAACTTAAACATTCTACATCTTCAAGCTTAACTCTTTGTACTTTAACATTGACGTTCTCAGCATTACGAGCAGCATCTGATCTAAAATAATATAATGATTTTAATTTATTCATAGCATACCAATGAACATCATTGACATACTGCAAGTACTCATCATGAACTGCTTGAGACTCAGTAGCTTTAGGCATAGTAAAAAATAAATTTACACTTTGACTTTGACATACATAAGCTTGTCGCATGTGAGCATGTTCTACTAAATAGATTTGATTAATCTCTGTAGCAGTTTTAAATATCTCTTTCTCTTCATCTGATAAGACTTCTATTCCTTGCGCTGAACCATTAGCTATAGTCATATCTTTCCAAAGCTTTTCTCTTTCTTCTATACTTAATCCTTTCTTCTTTAGAAGTCGTTCCAAGTATTTATTCCTAACTTGATAAGAACCGGATAAAGTTTTGTGCGTAAATACGTTAGCACGATATGGTTCAATGCTAGGGGAAGTGCCACCACATATAATGCTACTACTGGCATTAGGAGCAATAGCCATAAGATGAGCGTTACGCTTATTGCTACCATGTATATCAGGAGCTTCACCACGTTCATTGGCAAGTCTTTTAGTAGCCTCCATAGATCGCTCTTTGATATGGGAGAACGCAACATTGTTGATGCTTGTAGATCGTAACCCATTGAAAGGTAGTCCTTGACTTTGGAGTAAAGCGTGAAAGCCCATCGCTCCAAGACCCACCGACCTTTCTCTATACGCTGAATAAGCAGCTTTAAGTAGTCCTTCTTTTTCTTCTCTAACATATTTTTTAAACCTCTCAAAATTTGCACTATAACCACCAAGTTTACTTGTGTCTATAATGGCTTCAATAAAATGTTCTAATACATTATCAAGCATTGTAATTAGATCATCAATAAACTGATCATTCTTTTTCCACTTATCAAAGTGTTCTAAGTTGACCGAAGATAAACAACATACTGCGGTTCTCTCTTCGTTAGTAGCTAGAACTATTTCAGAACATAGGTTACTTTGATTTACTTTTAAACCTAAAGCTTTTTGTTCTTTAGGCAAGTGTTCATTGCAGGTGTCTATGTTGATCATGTAAGGTTCTCCTGTCTCAGCTCTAGCATTTAACATCTGCCACCACAAGTCTCTAGCACTCATAATCTTAACAGCTTCACCACTCTTAGGATCAATTAACCTCCAGTCTTCATCACCTTTAACTGCATCTAAAAATTCATTCGTAATATTAATTCCGTTGTGTATGTTTAAACACTTCCTATTTATATCACCGCCCGATTCCTTACGCATGTTAATAAACTCTTCGACTTCAGGATGTGATATATCCATGTAAGCAGCATATGAACCTCGTCTCGTTACACCTTGATTAAAGGCAAGCATCTGAGAATCTACGACATGCATGAAAGGGATTGAACCAGTAGAACGACTATGGTTAGAAGTACCAATGCCATTGCTTCGAACACTTCCCCAATATCCACCGATGCCTCCACCTGAACTTGCGAGCCAAATGTTCTCATCATAGTGATCAGATAACCCACGCCTACTATCAGGTACGTAGTTGAGAAAGCAGCTAATAGGTAAGCCACGAGTCGTTCCCCCGTTAGAAAGTATAGGGGTACTAAACATAAACCACAGATCGGAACTGTACTCATAAAGTCTCTGTGCAAGACTGAAATCAGTCTCTCCTTTATATGTAGCCCCGAAAACACTAGCCCTTGCAAAAGCTTCTTGAGCATGACTTTCTTCCTCCCAAAAATATCTATCCTTTAATGTATCTAAACTAAACTTGTCTAGTTTCTTTTCCTTGTCATAGTCTATAACTATTCCTAAGTAAGGCTTCTTGCCTACTTTGTCTTCGACCATTAGTCTTTCTCCTTGTCATTCAAATGTAATGCAATCAATGCATAGTGTATAATCTTAAGTAGGTCTGCATCAGACTTACCATTCTTCTTACCATACCTCATAGCATACTTCATGATGTTACCTATACAAAAACCTTCACCATGTCCTGCATCAATAATCATATCGGTTGCTTGATACTTAGAGTGAGCATAGTGTTGTGTATAGGTGCTATCAATATATTGTTTAACACCATTTAAGT